TTAAGTTCATCACGAAGAATCTCTGAAGATCTTCCTAAATTGAATCCACCATCAGAAGCAATTCTTGATTCTGGAACGCCAAGTGCTCTATAAAGTTTCTTCTGAAAATATTCAACGTCTGATAATTCTCCAAGGTTTTGTCCACCAGGAAGAGTAGTGATCTCAGTTCCTCTACCACCTTCACGGCGAGGGAGCCAAAAATCTTCCATCATACTCATAAATTTACGATCATCACGGACTTCGCCAGTGTTCGCATCGTAAACTAATTTATTTCTATAGCGAGACATAACCTCTTTGAGGTATTGTTCTGCTTTTACTTTTGGAAGATTACCAACATCAATATAGAAAATTCTACGTTCTGGAGCACGTGACAATCTGTAAATAACAAGAGAATCCTCAATCATTCTTAACTGATTGAGTGCTTTGATTGCTTTATGAAGGTATGAGAGGCAAGTTCCCTTATTTCTATCAAAGAGACCAGAAGTTACATAAGTAACAGAGTCTTTTGCGATTTTAAGTGATCCCTTTGTATTTCCTGCCGAAGAAAAAGTTCCAGTTGGGTAATTTGGTTTTGGAGTATAGACGTAATACTCATCAATTTCTGGGTAAATATCTTTTTTAACGTCTGTGGGACTTTGTAGGGTAACTAAATTATTTTTACTTGATTTTCTTTCTTCTCTTACAAACTTGATCTTCATCGGATCAATATATCTGATCTCTTGAATACCATCTTGAGGTCTTTTAATATCAATGACCTTCAGATAATAAAGTCTTCCATCAACATACCAATTTCTAAAAATTTCGTGGGACTTTTTATCAAAGTCCATTACTTCTTTGATATATCTAAATTCGTCTCTAATTTTTTGCTTTAATTTATCACTGGCATTTACGTTTGTTAATTCAATCTCAACTGGTGAATCATACAAATCACTGACAATTGCTTCATTAACAACATCTTCAATCGCAGCATCACACTCTGGGTGAAGCGCCATTTCACGATATCTTCTGATTAAATCAAATTCTGTTCTATAGACTCCCTCAATATCTACATATTGACCATAAAAACCGGACTGAATATAATAATCAACCCCGTCCTCGTTTGTTTGGGGGACGGGGGATACTACTGAATCCGGTTTTTTAGACTCATCATCAATAGAAAATCCAAAAAGTTTTGCCATTTTATAAAGTTAAACCGTCTTATCTATTTATTACTTGATGTCATCGCCACCTGCGCCAGGTGCGGTTCCTCTAATTGCTTCCCACCACTGGACTTGAAGTTCTACAGTGAACTCTTCAATTGTATCAGTGGTATCATATGAGAGATCAATCTGGGAAACATTTGTTGGGAAAACGTCGTGGAACTTATACGATCTTAATTTTTCACCATCACGATCAAGTTGATGAACAAAAGCATCAGCATAATAAGTTCCAGGTTCGGTAAGACCTTGAGCAGTTTCAACATTATTAATTTTATTCATCCAATTTTCAAATGCGTGACGGAGAGCGAAGTCCGTATCATTGATAATTGTAACTGTCCAAGTGTCAAATGTTCTGTCTCCAGCAATTTTTAAAACTCTTCCTCTGAATGCTACATCAATTGGAGTAACATTAGATGCTGGAAGTGCTGCTGTTTTTACCAGGAAGTTTGCCAGATCGTTGCTTGCTCCAGTTAAACCACCAACTTCCGTAGGGAAAGCCAATTGAACCTCAAATAAATTCGGTCTGGCACCGCCACCTTTTAGTCTAGCTTTAAAATCCGAAATTGTTCTTAATGCCATTGTTAGATACCTCTAAAATTAAACGGTTCCGATGATTTCTTCAAATGAGACACCAGATCTCGTAGCAACGAAAGTGAGTCCAATGAAGTTAATAGATCTAGCTGGTTTGATAAAGATATCAGCAACAAACTCATTATTATCTATAATTGCTGCTGTATTGTTTGTTTCATCACAGATGACTCTGAAGTCTTGAATACCTCTCTTTGCTTGAACATCACGGAGGAATGGATCAACGATGTTCACAAAGTTTGACCTTGTGGTTTCATCGTTGAATTCAAACAGTTGATCTTTCGCAGCGGCAGAAATAGCATTCTCCAGATAGATGAACAATCTGCGAACGTTGATTCTATCAAATGCGGAAGACTTAGCAAGACCAGTCTTATCTCCAAAGAGAACAATTCCAGAACCAGGAGTAAAGATTACCGAGTTGATTCTATTGGAATAGAGTCTATCTCTTTGAATTTTGCTTGGGTTATAAGCAAGTTTAACGGCATTTAGAATTGCACCTCTAGTTGTACCAGCTGGTGAGAACCAAGGGAAGTTATTGATGTCAGTTCTGGCACAAACACCAGCAATGTCACCGTTTAGAGGAACGTATCTAAAGGTATCAGCAAACTTATCGTACATATACTTGTATCCACTATCAAATACCGAGTACGAAGATGATGTAATTGGTGCGTAGAAACTGATTACATTATTTGTGATATCAGCGGCAGAGTTTACAGTTACACTTCCTACGGTTGAATCGTTTAGGAATGCTAGTCTGTATGGTGAAATGAATGCGACAGCATCCTTTCTCTCTTCAGCAACTGAAATTAGTTTATTAGCAAGAGATTGAGCACTTTCTTTGGCATAGTTAGCAGATCCCATAAGGAAGAAATCTACCTCATACTCTTCACTATTAGCGAAGAGATCATATCCAGTTGATAGATTGCCAATCGTAGAAGTCAGTGATCCGCTAGCAGTAATATCTGTACCACCATTGTAGTTCTTACCACCAGCAAGTGTCAGTGTATTTGCTCCAGTAGCACCGAAGATGATAGAATCTGTTTCTTGATCCCATCCAGTATCTGTAGCAAGAGTAAACCCAGAACTAAATCCAGTGGTAACAATACCAGCAGGTTGTGATCCACCAAAAATGTATTGTGAGTTTGAAGCAAGATACTTTCTCCAGTTGGATGGTGATCCAACAGAGAACTCGGCATCTTTTGCTTTGGAAAGATTCAGATGCTTCTCAAGAATTGTTCCAGCATTTCCACTGACTATACCCTTGTCATCAATTACAACAACGTGAATTTCATCAAATCTTGAATTTCTTGCTGCTGCGAACGCTGATGTTGATGGTCTGTCAGCAATATTGTTCCAAGTAATCGTTGTATTATTGGAAAGTGAAATAGTCTGTTGATCAAACCAGTCTTGTTGTGCTGTATAAGAAGTTGATCCAGCAGCAACTGATTGACCAGCGGTGTGAATCGCAACCGTTCCAGAAGAAGAGAATGCGTAAACACCTGATGGTTGATAATCTACTGCGGTCTCTGTTCCAGCAGCAGATACATGAGAAAGAACCTTTACATAAGCATTGGTTCCACTAATTTGAGTGATAACACCTTTCAGGTATCCATCAAGAGTACTGGTAGTTCCTGCTCCTGGTAGAGTTGAGGAAATTGCTTGAGTTACTCCGTATCCAACGGCAATGTTTTTTAAAGTTGTTGCGTTGGTTGAAACCCCAACAAGAATTTGGTCTGCTTTTGCGTCAATCAGAGCAACTTTAACTCCATTTGACCAAGAACCTGGATTTCTTGCTGCGACTGTTACGTCAGTGATTATATTCTCATCATAACCAAGATTGTTGTAATCATCTAAGCTCTTGATTTTGATGCTTGATGCTGCTCCAGCAAAACCATTTTTTAAATCTGTATCATCAGATCTTACAACTCTTAAAGATCCACCATAAGCAAGATAAGATGAAGCAACCATCCAGTGCTCATAGTGCTTATCTGTTGAGTATGGCTCTCCAAAATTTTGAAGTAAGTCAGACTCATTCTCTACTAAAACAGGAACATCTACAGGACCTTTTGCGAAAGGTGCTACAATTGCTCCAACAGCATCAGAAGTTGGATCAATTCTACCAACTGTTAAATCAACCTCTCTTACTACAATACCAGGAGATGCTAAATTTAGTGGCATTTTAATTCCCCTACGAGTCCAAAATTATTCTAGAAATATTTATTAAAACGGTTATTTTAAATGGGGAAACAGTGCGTGAACACTCACCAATCTGGATATTCCCATATGATATCTAATTGAATATCTTTTTTAGACTTACGATTACTTAAAATTCGGGTTTTAGTACACTCTTTACATTCATATGAGTATGCCGATGAAAAGACTTTTCTACCTTTACGTGTCAAGTAAAAGTCATCCATTAAATTTTTTACTTTACCACAAACTCTACATTTTCTATCAAAAAATAATATATGCTCTAAATCTATCTGATCATCTATGTCCATCAAAGATAATCCCACATATAGGATTTATCGCCATATTCATCTAAATGCCATCTGTCACCATCAACGTCAACAAAACTTTCAGCATCCTCTAAACCAGTTTGTATAAAACCGAATGGAGACATATCCTGCTCAATTTGATTTTTTTGCTCTTCATAGATTCTCTTACGGACATCGTTATCCGTCATTTCTTTGAAGTAATCTTGAGCAACTAACCAAGAGAAAATAACCAGACACATCGCTAGGTCATCATTACATCCTTCTTCTGCTTCAAATGAATTGTGTCTCTGTGCGAATGTTGTAAGTTCAGATATAATGTCATAATCAACTGTAAGTAACTTGTCGTCTTCCAATAATGTCTTTAAGT